ACTACTATGTTAAGCCAACTTAAACAGAATTGCAACAATTATTTGAAAATATTTTATAAAAATGTTAAGATAACTTACATGAATACAACAGCTTTGATCCGTTTACTTGGTGGCCCTACAAAGGTTGCTAAGTTGCTAAATATCAGCGTTCCTGCCGTATCTATGTGGCAAAACGGCGATATTCCGCATGACAAACTGGTCATTTTGGCGGCAACTTTGGAGCAAAAAAGCGCTGGTTTAATTACGCGAAAAAGTTTGTTTCCAAAAAATTACAAATTAATTTGGCCAGAGTTGGAATAATTAAGTTATACTGACTACATTGCGGAGTGGAAAACGCATAAAGTAGAACCCCTTAACGGGTATTTTGTTAAGGACATTTTTTTAAAAGCAACTGAACAGCTTTTAATTAAGTGCCTTTTTCCACAGCAGAATACCTTTTAAGGGGTTTTTTGTTTTCTATTTGCAATCGGACTTCCCCCGATAGCAATGAGGTTAAATCGCCTGCGGGAAAGAAAAGATCGGCTGATCTACACCTGATAGCAAGCCGCGCAGACTTGAGTGGGTACTGCACAAGACGGTTAGGACAATGGTGATAGACAACCTAGCCATCGAACGAACACTACCTTTGGGAGCATTAGTTCAAGTACAACTTCTTGAATGGATGGAGGCTTATCACCTTTGGGCAACCTATGGACAAAAATACAACATATAGGGAAAACACCTACAAAATAAATGCAAATAGTTGTTGACATTGTTAAGCTACCTTAATAAACTGGAATCACTCAATAACGAGTGAGAACAAAGGAATAGAAAATGACAGATAAAAAAACAGACAAAGACGCACGCATCAAGCATTTAGAGTTTGCCATCGGCAACTGCATAGAAAATTACGATGAAGTATATGGTTTGATGGTGCTGTTCCGTGATTATTTAGAATCCGAAAATTTTAGCAAATACACCGCTAAAAACGCATTAAACGGCATATTTAGTCTTTTGATTAAAAATCAAATGGATTTAGAAGATTACGCGGGCATGGAAATATGACCACATTTACTACAGAAGATCGCCAATCACATCAAAACGATGTGCAGTTTTTGGTTGATGATTTGATTGCGACAATTACCCAGCCATATACTCCTGAATTTTTGGTACGCAAGGCCGCAGAAGTATTGCGTCAATCATTGAAAATGCAGGCTTTCTTTGCAGAACACGCGCCTATGGAATACCAAGCGTATTTAAATTCACGGGGGTCAAATGAACAATGAACCAGTAGCATGGATGAACTATGTAGAACATAGCGATTTCTACGATTTAAATATAAGTGGTCGTGGTATTCCACTCTATACCCATCCAGTAAAAGAACAAGTAGAAACAATTGAATACACTTGCCCTAATTGTCAAACTCATGTTGGGCTTCATGTTAAACATCCAGTAAAAGAACTAACGGATGAGGAAATATGGGATTTGTTTCAGCAAACACAACATAACGCTATGGATTTTGCTAAAGCAATACTAAGAAAGGCACAAGAATGAACGCAAATGAACTAGCTGATGCAATTCAATATTGTGGTGATGGTGGATATAACTTAGATGCCGCCACCATGCTACGCCAGCAACACTCTGAAATTGAGGCGTTGAAAAAGCAACTAGCTTTTATGGAAGATGATTACCCAGAACCGACCATTATGGCAAAGATGATGGAGGTAGACCTAGTGCGCCAGCAACAAGCCGAAATCGAGGCGTTGAAAGATTTAACTATTGTTATGCAAATTGAATTAGATTATTTAAGAGATAAGGCACAAGAGAAATGATTAGGCTTTTCAAAGCATTAAAAGCATATTGGAATGGTATTGATGTTTATAAAGTAATGTCCGACAGAAATCATTGGCACAAGCAGTATGAAAATCAAATAAAAAATGTTGAACGATTAAAAAAACAATTAAGAAAGGCACAAGAGAAATGACATTTGCCGATTTTTATGCCATGTATCCGCGAAAACAAGGGCGTAGGGCCGCTGAACGCAGTTGGGATAGGTTAACCCATCAAGAACAACAAGACGCGTTTGAGGCGCTTCCTAATCATCTTGCGTACTGGAAGTTAAAACAAACGGAAAAAGATTACATTCCACATCCTGCCACATGGCTTAATCAAGGCCGCTGGGAAGATGAGTTGGATATGGAAGTTAAAAAGCTTAAAAAGCCAGAATTGCCTTGGTATTCCAGCGAAGAATTGACCAAAGCAAAAGCGCAAGAGGTTGATTGCCCTGCCTATGCTGGTGAAGGCTGGCAACAATGGCGTGCCAGAATAAGCGCCAGAATACGGCAGTTGGATGAACAGCTTTAAGCAACGCGTGGAATACTTAGCACAATCTTACATAGCTATGGCCAAGCGTTACCGTAGTTGGGATAGAGTAAAAGTATTAATTGAACAAGATAAAGCTACCGCAGAAGCGGTGAAAAATCGAATAAAGGAACTGTATGCGCGAAATAGACCCGAATAAATGTATTGATTTCATATTGGAAAACGCAGGCAAATACGCCAAAGCCAAAGGTGAATTGGCCCAGCTTGAAGCGTTTAAATCAAGCCTTAAAGCCATCATGATGCAAAAAGCAGGTGAGCAGACTATTGGCGCACAAGAACGCGAAGCTTATGCCAGCCAAGAGTATCAAGATCATTGCAAAGCCATAGGCGTAGCCACAGAAAACACCGAAAAGCTAAAATGGGAATTAGAAGCCGCACGCTTACGCCACGCAACATGGCAAACTCTAGAAGTATCTAACCGCAACCAAGATCGGATATTGAAATGAACCTTGTTGAAGAACTGCTGATTCTCAAATCTTTAATTAAAATGTTTGAGGTAGCATTGTCCAAAAACGAAAAATTATTAATCATGGAGATTGCAGTTGATATTGCCGAATCAGCAGAAAAACTTGAACAATACGCGGTCGATAACGCGAACAAGTAAATGTCATCTAAAGCCCAAAAAGAACACTACAGGAAAGTTGCTGAACTGGGATGCTCATTATGTAGGCATCAAGGCTTTGAAGGAACGCCAGCAGAACTGCATCACATTAGAAGAACTGGTCGCAGAAGTGATGCCCCTGTTATCCCCTTATGTCCGTACCACCATCGCGGATCAAATACCAGTATTCACGGAATGGGTAGAAAACGCTTTGAAAGAGAATATGCCATCACCGAGGAACAACTTTTGGTACAGACCCAAGAATTATTAAATGTTAGTCCTTAATTTACCTTTGCCGCCTAGCGTAAACAGCTACAGAACCATATTTCGTGGCCGCATGGGTATCAGCAAAGCTGGGCGCGAATTTAAAGAAAAGGTAAGCGATTATGTTGCCGAATACCGCGTACCCAAGCTAGGCAGAGAACGCCTAGAAATGAAAGTGATTGTTTATCCACGCGATAAGCGCAGGCAAGATATTGACAACCGCATCAAAGCATTATGGGATGCTTTAACCGATGCTGGCGTATTTGATGACGATGAACAAATTGATGTTTTGCACATTGAACGCGGTGAAATAAAAAAAGGCGGCGGCGTGCTTGTGTATATTGAAATACTTGATAAAATAGAGCAAAATGACCCCATAACTTAAGGATTTATATGGAAAATTGCGCTTTATTCGCGGCAACTTTACTGCATAGTGCCACCAATACGCACTTTTTCCATTGGTCAACCGACAGTTATGCAAAACACATTGCTTTAAACGAATACTATGACGGGATTGTTGAGCTAACCGACAATTTTGTTGAAGCATACATGGGTAAGTACGAAAAAATTACATCTTTTCCTAGCACTTACCATCAACCCAAAGACCCAGTTAAATATTTAAAAAGCTTGCAGGCGTTTGTAGAAGCGGCCCGCGTAGATTTGCCACAGGATTCTGAACTGCAAAACCTTGTAGATGAGATTGCCGATCTAATTAACACTACGACCTATAAATTGGTCAATCTTAAGTAAGGACACATCATGCCTCTAGATAAATCAGGCTCTGCACAGTCAGTAGGCACTAACATTAAAAAGCTAAAAAAAGAAGGAACGCCTAAAAAACAGGCAGTTGCTATTGCTTTAAATGTTGAACGCGATAACGCTAAAGGCGCACGCCGCGCAAAGCTTGAAGAAGCTTATGGCAAGTTTTTAGGTAAGCGCGAGGCTGAATAATGGGTTACGAACGCCAAGATTCTATGGCTAAAGCCAAAGACGGCAAAGAGCCACAAAAGCTCAAGCCAACGCTAACAGCACCCAAAGGTTATAAAAACACTTTAGACGAAGAACAGGCAAGCCGTATCTCCCGCCGTTCTAAAATTGAAGAAGCTTATAACCGTTTAATTGGTCAGCGCGATCCAGAGATTGACTGATGGCTACTTTGGCTGATGTCCTAAGAGGATATACACCGCCAACGGAATCAGCCCTTGCTGACCCGATAATTGAGCATTTCCGCACATTGCCACAGCAATTAGAAGCCAATCAGCGTGCTATGGATAAAACTATGGCTGGAATGTATAAAACAGATTTTTTAGGTAAGCCAAACCCTAATTACTACCCAGAAGCTATGGGTGAATTTACTCAATCCATGCCTAATTTTGCTGGAACATTTATTGGCCCATCTTCTAAACTTTGGAATCAAGTAGAAGCATTTAAAGCCGCCAAAATGCTTAAAGAAGGCGTTGACCCCAAAGAAGTTTGGAAATTAACGGGAACTGGGCGCGGTTTAGACAATCAATTTAGGCAAGAAATCAGCGATTTGCCAATGAAATTCAATGAGCCTGAAATAGATAAATTTAGGCGTATGCGTAATGCTTATGAAGCAAAAGACATGAGCAAGTCAAGAATGAATTTGTATGATTTGGCCACACATGATCCATTCCGCTATGCTTACCCAGAATCACCTGAAACTTTGGTATTTCGCGGTATGTCACAAGATGGCGGTGGTAGCACCAGCCCATTAGCTTGGGATGCAATTACATTAAATGTAGAACCAGCTAATTATTGGATGCCTAAAAAAGACAGCATTGCTGATATGCGTAGCACGCTATTGCATGAGTTACAGCACAATGTACAGGCGGAAGAAGGCTTTGCTAAAGGCGGAAATCCGCAAATGTTTAAAGACATTACTCCAAATAAAGCACAACAAAAGCGTTTAGATAAGTTAAAAGCAGAGTACGAAAAATACGAAGGCGGCACACCAGAACGATTTAAAGCCGTTCAGGATTATTTTGATTATGAACGCCAATTTAACCCAAGCGGTCAATATCACAATTTAGCTGGTGAAGCAGAAGCGCGCACTACAAGCCGTAGAGCCGATCTTGATGAAGCCGCCCGCAGAGAACATTACCCATTTGAGCGTAGTAGATATGGATTGGATATTAACCCTGATGATGCTCTTTTGTTGATGGAACATAATCAACCTATTGTTACACGCAGAGAAATGCTACAGAAATTGATAAAGAAAGACAAATAATGCCAACTTTGTCAGATGTTTTGCGCGGATACACGCCACCTAATAATTCTGCTCTTTCAGACCCGATAAAACAGCATTTTCGTAATTTGCCTGAAACAACGGCAAAAAATATTGAACATTTAAATTGGATGGTTCAAAATTCAAACCCTTACGATTACACGGGCGGCAAAAACCCATATTACAGTTACAGCCCGCAGGCAGAAAAAGAGTTTAACGAATATGTACCTAATTTGATGGGTTCATATTTGCCATCAACCCCATTAAAACCAAACCCTGAAGTTGGTACACGATTTGTAAGAGAATTTTTGGGTGGATTAGCCGAAAAAACGCCAGTTCCTATTGAAAATTTAAAAGGTTCAAGCGTAATGATTATGCCTTGGGATTCTACAAGCCGTAATTACGCAATTAAATCAATTTCTGGCGAAGCATTACCAAAAGATGTAATAACTCATGGCGGCCATGATTATGCACGCGATCTTGCCCATATTGAACAAGGGGTAGCGGGCGCATCTAATCTTGGTATTGCCAAGCGCATACAAAACCGTGATGCACAAGCCAGAATGGAAAATTTAGCGGCAGGCGGAACGGGAAATATTGTGCATTTACCTATAAGCATGGGTGAAGGCGGTGAAAACTTTAGCGTTATGCCTACAGAAGCTATGTTAGGAATTATTGATGCTAGAGAGCCAAGCAAAAAATTTATTAAAGAGCTTGATGCCAGCATTAGGCAATATAAAGACCCAGTTAAAGGAACGCATCCTTTTAGTAAATTTGCAGGCGTTAACACAGAAGAAGGCCGTATGCAGTTATATTCTGGCGAAGGTGTTGCTGGAACTGCGGGCGATTTGCGTAAAGTATTTATTGACAGAACCGCTGGTTTGAAAGGCAGGCAAGAGTATTTGGGCTTTAATGCCGAAGATTTAGCCGCCGCTTTGCGTGATCCTGCGCTTGAAGGAGTGCCAAAAGGCTGGGTCGGCAACACATTAATACAAACAGGCCCAGAAGGTATGCATCTGCGCCCAAGCCAAAACCCAACCTATTCCACCGACTTTACAGGTAAATATATGGGTACATTAGGTCAAAATGTGCCAGTAGAAGTGTTATTTCCAAAATTGTTTCCTCAATTTGAGCAAGCTTACGCGCATCAAAAAGGAAACTTACGAAATATGGCAATCGGCGGATTAGAAAAAAAAGCCGCAGGCGTGTCTGAACTTGTAGACCAGCAAGTCATTGATAACTACTACAAATACCTAGAGCAACAAAAGAAACTAGGCTTGTAATTCCGCAGTAAGCAACTCAGACTGTAGCGCGTGTATGGCATCTTGAAGTAAAGCAACATAATCATCATTGCTTAAATCAATAGCATCATTACTAAGAGTGCAATCAATATTACCTAAATCATCACGGGTTAATTTAATTTCAGGCATCACAATCTCCTTGTTTTGTAATATAATTGTACCAAATATTAACTTATCTTAACAAATACTTGGTAAAGATATGACAAATAAAGTATCGAAATCTGACGGCAATTTAAACAGGGCAGGCCGCCCAAAGGGAGTGCCTAATAAGTCAACAGCGCTTGCTAGAGAGGCGATCGCTAAGTTCGTGGATGGTAATAGCCATAAACTACAACAATGGCTTGATGAGATCGCTATGAACGAAAAGCTAGGGCCAAAGGTGGCATTTGATTGCTTTATGCAAGTAGCTGAATATCATGTGCCAAAGCTTGCCAGAACAGAACAGGTTGGCGATGAAACCCAGCCAGTAGTACATATCTACAAATGGCAAGATGATTGAAGTAGTCCATGAGTTTGAATACAAGGCGCGTGACGCTTTTAAGGACTTTCATAAGCGCAAACAACGCTGGGCAGTATTAGTCTGCCACAGGCGTGCAGGCAAAACAGTTGCCAGTATCAATGACCTAATCCGTAGGGCAATCAAAGAAAACAAGCCTAATGGCAGGTATTTTTATATGTGCCCGTTCTACAGTCAGGCTAAGTCCGTGGCTTGGGACTATTTATGCCGCTTTGCTAAACCTGCTATGGTCAAGGCCAATCAGTCTGAATTATGGGTAGAACTGCACAATGGCTCAAGAATTAGATTATTTGGTGCTGATGCTCCAGACAGCTTGCGCGGAAACTATTGTGACGGGATCGTACTAGACGAATATGCTGACATGAAGCCACGGGTATGGGGTGAGATTATCCGCCCGCTATTGACTGACCGTAATGGCTTAAATGGTCAAGAAACATGGGCTGTGTTTATTGGTACGCCAAAGGGCCATAACGCGTTCTATGACATCTTTAAACAGGCTCAAAACAATCCTAGCTGGTATTCCAAGCTTCTTAGGGCTGACCAATCAGGTTTATTGCCAGATGCTGAATTGGCTGACGCTCAAGCCACTATGTCTGCCAATCAATATGAAGCCGAGTTCCTTTGCTCATTTGAAGCCGCCATATTGGGCGCGTACTACGGACAGGAAATGCGTAGGCTTGCTGATATGGACAGGATTACCACGGTTGACTATGACCCTATGTTTCCTTGCCATACTGTATGGGATTTGGGGTTCAACGACAGCACAGCCATTATCTGGTTTCAGGTGGTGTACGGTGAGATACGGGTGCTAGATCATCACATGAGTAATGGTCAAGCCATACCGTTTTATACAGGCTTGCTTAAGCAAAAAGAAGAAGAATTTGGCTACCATTATGGCTATCATTACCTGCCACATGATGCCCGCGCAAAAACATTGGCATCTGGCGGAAAGAGCATAATCGAACAAATTTCGACAAAAATTGACATAAAACATCTAAAAATCGTTCCAAACCTATCACTTCAGGATGGAATACAAGCAACAAGGCTTGCATTAACTCGCTGTTGGTTCGATAATAAGACCGAAGAACTTATTGAATGTTTGCGTCAATACCAAAGAGAGTGGGATGATGATAAAAAAGTATTTCGAGATCGCCCAAAGCACGATTGGACATCACATTCTAGCGATGCGATGCGCTATCTTTCGATTGTTTGGAAAGATGAAGATGGCCCTGCTCTCAAAGATAACCGCGTTAAAGGCCTTCATGTTGGCGAAACTGAAGTAACACTCAATGAACTATGGCGCGAAACACCCAAATCTACCTACCGTAGGATATAAATATGGAACATAGCTACCAAGATTGGTACAACATTATTGCCAGTTACGAAAGAACGGCTAAAGATTGGGAAGCACGCGCTGACCGCATTTATAAGCGTTATCGTGATGACAGCCGCACTAGGAATAACCCTAATGCCCGCTTTAATATCCTTTGGTCAAATGTCCAAACCATCACTCCTGCTGTATTTGCACGCCTACCGCGCCCAGATGTAAGCCGCCGTTTCCGTGACAATGACCCAGTAGCAAGGGTGGCTTCAACTATCCTTGAGCGTGCCTTGGATTTTGAAATTGAGCATTATGGTGACTATGCCAGCGCAATGAAACAATCCGTACAAGATCGCTTGCTTGGTGGCCGTGGTACTTCATGGGTTCGTTATGAGCCACATTTTGTTGCCGAAGAACAAGGTATGCCAGAAGATGGCTTTCAGGTTACCAGCGATACTGATGAAGATGAAACTCCAGAAGGCATGGAGCGTGAAAATCAAGAGCGTATTGAATATGAGTGCGCTCCAGTTGACTATGTTTACTGGCGTGATTTTGGCTTTACTGTAGCCCGTACATGGGAAGAAGTTACCGCGGTATGGCGTAAGGTCTATATGGATCGCCCAGCGCTGGTTGAACGCTTTGGTGAAGAATTAGGCTATGCAATCCCATTGGATACCAAGCCAGAAACTACCAAGACATACAACGAAAAGATGGGCGAAGGCGCATCTGAAGCTGTTATTTATGAAATCTGGGATAAAAAGACAGGCATGGTCATTTGGTTATCCAAATCACTAGGCAAAATCCTTGATGAAGTAGCTGATCCGCTTCAATTAGAGAACTTTTGGCCATGTCCAAAGCCATTGTTTGCCACATTAACTACCGATACGCTGATTCCTATTCCAGATTTTGTGCTGTATCAGGATCAAGCCAAACAATTAGACACGCTGGCAGACCGTATTGATGGCTTTATCAACGCATTAAAGGTGCGCGGCGTTTATGATGCCAGCGAACCATCACTTGCACGACTGTTTTCTGAAGGTGAAAACAACGCATTGCTTCCAATCAAGAACTGGGGCGCGTTTGCAGAGAAACAGGGTATGCAGGGCGCGATTGATTTGGTTGACATCAAGCCAATTGCTGAAGCTTTGCAGATGGCCTATCAAGCAATGGATCAGGTTAAGGGCCAAATCTACGAAATTATGGGTATTGCCGACATTCAGCGCGGCCAAACCGATCCAAATGAAACATTAGGCGCACAAATCATCAAGTCTAACAACGCTTCAGGGCGTTTAAAGACCATGCAACACGATGTAGTGAACTTTGCTACCGAATTATTGCGTATCAAAGCCCAGATTATCTGCAATCATTTCACGGAAGATACGATTATCAAGATTTCTGGCGCAATGCAACTTAGCCCGCAGGATCAGCAACTGATTCCACAGGCATTGCAATTGTTAAAAGACGAACCTGCTAAGAATTTCCGCATCGAAGTCACCACCGATTCCATGATTTATCAGGATGAGGAACAGGAAAAGCAAGATCGTATGCAATTCCTACAGGCTATCGGTGGATTCGTAAGCCAAGCATTGCCAATCGCTGGACAAGTGCCAGAAATGACCCCAATGCTCATGGAAATGTTGAAATTTGCGGTTACAGCGTTTAAAGCTGGCAAAGGTCTTGAAGGAATTATTGACGAAACAGCCGATCAATTCCGCGAACAAGCTAAAGCTATGCAAGGTCAGCCTAAACCGCCTCCACCAGAGATTCAGAAGGCTCAGTTGGATGCTCAAGCCAAGATGCAACAAATCCAAATGCAGGCACAGCTTGAAACACAGAAAATGCAGGCGCAAATGGAAATTGAAAAAGCCAAGCAAGAGTATCAAGCTCAAGAAAATCTGCTCCGCAACCGCATGGAAGGTGAACGCGCTGATAAAGAAATGCAGATGGAGCATGAACTCAAGAAGCATGAAATTGACCAGCAAATTAACAAAGATTTGTTGTTGGCTTATGTCAATAATGCCGCTAAAATTGAAACAACACGCATATCAAGTGGCATTGACGATGGCACATTGGCTTATGCTGATGCCGTTCAACAAGCAAGCATTTTGCAAGATCAGTTAGGATATTCAGACATGAAGAACCACCCATTGCAACCAGTTATCGAAAACATGAACATGAGCAATCAGCAAATGACGCAAATGATGGCTATGTTGCTCGAAAAATTATCTCAACCAAAACAAATCTTGCGTGATGCCAACGGCAAGATCGTAGGAGTACAGCATGGCTAGTAACTTAAAGTATTCAAACGGCACGCGTGATGCCCAGCAACAAGGGCTAATCGTCTATGCTGGATCAGCGGCCATCATCCATATTTATGACGGTACACAGCCTGCTAACGCCAATACTGCTATTTCTACTCAAACCCTACTGGTTAGCTTAAATGTCAGCGGCTCTTTTGGTACAGACAGCAACGGCACGATCACTATGTCTAGCGTTACCAGCGCAACAGCCGTAGCTACTGGCACAGCATCATTCTTCCGCATTACCAAGTCCGATAACAGCACAGTAGTGATGGATGGCTCGGTAGGTACAAGCGGCACAGACATGATTCTGGACAATGTAAGCATTGCTACTGGACAAACTGTAAGCATTACATCAGGCACGATTATCCGCGCCAACCAATAAGGTAAATTATGGCTCTAGTCCTTAAAGACCGTGTACAAGAAACCACAACTACAACTGGTACTGGAACGCTTACGCTCGGTGGCGCGGTTACTGGCTATCAGTCTTTTACGGCTATTGGCAACGGTAACACTACTTATTACGCTATTTACGGCTCTGGAAGTACAGAGTGGGAAGTCGGTATTGGAACTTATACCGCGTCAGGCACAACACTCAGCCGCGATACCGTTCTGGCATCTAGTAATAGTGGATCGTTAGTCAATTTCTCTGCTGGCACAAAAAATGTATGGTGCGACTACCCTGCTGGCAAAGCAATGTTTATTGATGCCGCTGGCGATGTCAGAGCAGACGGCAATAGTTATTTAGACTTTGCAACAGCAAGCCCTACTGTAGCCGCAGGTCGATTATGGTATGACAATAGCGATGGCACATGGAATTTGGGCATGGGTGGCGGCAATATCACCCAGCAAGTTGGCGAAGAACTGTTTGTTTATGGCAAAGCATCGGCTACCATTACAGACAGCCCATTACAAATCGTATATCAAACTGGCGTAGTTGGCGCAAGCGGTCACATTACTTTTGCTCCTACTGTATCAGGCATAACTGATGCCAATTTAATTCTTGGTTGCGCTACAGAACCTATTGCAAACAACGCATTTGGTCGAATTACAACCTACGGCACAATTCATGGAATTACCACTAACGGAACGGCTTATGGTGAAACATGGGCAGATGGCGATGTTATTTGGTATAACCCAACAACAGGCAACCCAACTAAAGTAAAGCCTACTGCGCCAAATATTAAAGTTCAGTTAGGTATTGTTACTCATGCTGGAAACGGTGGTTCAGGTTCATTTTTTGTATTAGTAGCAACTGGAACTGAATTAGGTGGCACAGATTCTAATGTCAATATTACTAGCCCTACAGGCGGTAATTTATTAAGCTATGACCAAACAGCAGGTTATTGGAAAAACATTAATTTAACCGATGGCACAGGTATTAGCATTACAGAAGCATCTAATGGCGCAATTACTATTACTAATACAAGCCCATCAAGCGGTGGAACTGTAACAAGCGTATCAGGCACAGGCACAGTAAACGGCATTACATTAACTGGCACAGTTACATCTAGTGGCAATTTAACACTTGGTGGCACATTATCCAATGTGGATTTAGCTACTCAAGTAACAGGTAATTTGCCTGTAACTAACCTTAATAGCGGAACTGGCGCATCTTCAAGCACTTATTGGCGTGGTGATGGCACATGGGCAACAGTAGCGGCTAGTCCTGCTGGCTCAAATACACAAGTTCAATACAACAATTCAGGCTCATTTGGCGCAAATTCAAACTTTACCTATAACTCATCTACAGACGAGCTAAAAGCAGGTAATGTAAACGCTACAAACGGTCTATTAGTCAATTCAACAACAGTCAATTCTAGCTATACTATTGCTTCTGGTTCTAACGCATTTAGCGTTGGCCCTATCACCACAGCAAGTGGCGCAACAGTAACAGTAAGTTCAGGTCAAAGATGGGTGGTAATTTAATATGTCCACAATAAGAACAGGCACTACTACAACAACAGCCATAACAGTTACTGGTGATACAACTGGAAACCTTATTCTGACTGCTGATACAGGATTAGTTGATGCAAGTAGCACAACTGGTGGCTTAATTGTTCCTACAGGCACAACTGCTCAAAGACCAGCAAGCCCATCCGCAGGAACAATTAGATATAACTTAACTACAAATCAAACGGAAGTGTATTCAGGCACAGCTTGGACTGTAATTACTGCACAAACTGTTTCAGCATCTTATTTAGTAGTTGCTGGAGGCGGTGGCGGTGGCGGTTCAGGAGGAAATGGAAACGGCGCTGGCGGTGGTGGAGGTGGTGGATTATTAGCTTCTACAACAACATTAACTCCTACTACTGTTTATACAATTACAGTAGGTGCTGGCGGTTCTGCTGGTAATGTTTCAGCCAAGGGAACTAGCGGTTCAAATTCTGTTTTAGGAGGAATTGCAACAGCTATTGGAGGTGGCGGTGGAGCTTCTGGTCAAAATGGATTAGAAAACGGATTAACTGGAGGTTCAGGTGGTGGCGGTGCGCCATATTCAACGGCTGGAACAGGAGGATCAGGAACTTCTGGACAAGGAAACGCTGGAGGAAATGGTTTATCAGGATCACCTAATTATGCTGGCGGTGGTGGAGGAGGTGCTGGTGCTGTAGGAACAAATGCAACAACATCCTCTGGTGGTAATGGAGGAGTTGGTCTTTTATCATCAATTACTGGTTCTGGAGTTTATTACGCTGGCGGCGGTGGTGGAGGAACTTATGGCGGTGGAACAGTAGGAACTGGCGGAACTGGCGGTGGCGGAAATGCAGGAGCAAGTGGTGGTGGCGCAGGAAACGCTGGTTCTGCCAATAGCGGTGGCGGCGGTGGTGGTTCAAGTATTAACAACTCAGGCACTACAACAACTGTAAGCGGCGGAACTGGTGGTTCAGGAGTTGTAATTTTATCTGTTCCAACTGCTCAATATACTGGCACAACTACAGGTTCTCCTACAGTTACTACATCTGGCGCTAATACGATTATGACTTTCACAACATCTGGAAGCTACACAGCATGACATCTATTATTAAAGCTGATGACGGAACAGTATCAGGCATTACTGGTATAACCCAGACTGCTGATAATTCAGGCACATTAGAGTTACAAGCAACATCAGGTCTTGTATCAATGGCTAATGTAACAGGTGCATTGCAAGTTCCACAGGGAACTACTGCACAACGACCAGCTAGTCCTGCTACTGGTCAGATTCGTTATAACACCACAACAAATAGCACAGAAATTTATTCAGGTTTAGTTTGGACTAATGTTACTGCTCAAAATTACACAGCTTCTTATTTAATCGTAGCTGGTGGAGGTGGAGCAGGTTCAGGCTATTCAAGCGGAACAGGTGCATCAGGTGGCGGAGGCGCTGGTGGTGCTATTCAAGGCACAACATCATTAATTGTAGGAACAACTTATTCTTTTGTAGTTGGTGGCGGTGGTAGCTCATACACAAATGGTTCAAACTCTACTGGTTTAGGTTTAACTGCCATTGGCGGTGGCGCTGGAGGTTATTATCCTGCTACAAGCACATATAGCGGTCAGTCTGGAGGTTCTGGTGGTGGTAGTGCATTTAGCGGAACTGGCGGTGCAGGAACATCAGGGCAAGGTTATGCTGGCGCAACTGGCACAAGCGATACATCATCAGGCGGTGGTGGTGGCGCTGGCGGTGCAGGAACAGTTACTAATGGCGGTGTAGGTATTTCTAGCTCTATTACAGGAAGCTATTACGCTGGTGGTGGTGCTGGTGCTGGAAGTGGAACTGGTGGCAACGGCGGCGGTGGAAATACAGGCGTTGCTGGCACAGTTAATACTGGCGGTGGTGGCGGCGGAAGAACTGGAACAGGTGGTGCGGCTCAAAATGGTTTAGCTGGCGGCTCTGGCATTATTATTCTTTCAGTTCCAACAGCAAGCTATACAGGAAATACAACTGGTTCAC